CCCAAGGCCGGGCGTCACCCCGTATTAGGGAAGCATCAGGCGCACGAACGCCTCTTTGCCGGGTGTCAAGAGACGTAAGCGCACCAATGTGGGATGTCAACCGTCGTACCATGCAAGTGCATCAGCAAGCTGGCCAAGCGTGCCTTATCACCTGCCAACGCGGCAGACTCCACATCTCGCTGGGTTTTCGGGTCGATGCCGTACAAACGAGCGAACAGCATTCGCGTTTCCTCACTAGGACAGGGAGGTTTGACGTCGATTGAGCGGGGTGGCCGATGATAACCATCGTCCACATAGCGTGGTGAATAGGCCATGGTCATGCGGTATGCTGCATAAGCCAGCGCACCAACAATTGGGCAATTCGGCGTTTCGTACATGGCACTGAGCGCCTTCGCACGTAATAGCTCGAATTTGACCTTCCGACCAGCGTCCACCATTGTCCCGGTCCAACCGAACCCACGGATGAACTTGAGCGGATCCCTCAATAAATCACCCGTCTGGCTGTAGATTATACCGCAAAAAGATGCGGTTTCAGGCGACTCGATGCGCTCGAGCTTTATATCAAAGCCCACAGACGCATATGCGTTGACACTAGGGACGATGGGGGCGGAAAATATCCCGTCATCACCCTCCACATGGCCACAGACCTTCGTGAGGTCCACGCCTGCTTCGTGAAGCGCAAATAGACTCACCATGAGGTTGGTGAATCCATTGCCCAAAGACGTACACATGTCGCCAGACATTCTACGCCCCTTCACGGTTGCCCTGACACCGACGTGCGTCGACATTATGTTGTCGCCTGTTAAGACGGAACACAAGAAGTCGGCGTCGCCGGGGAACTTTGACAGGACATACTTGTAAAGCGCGCACTCCACAACCCTCATGACCTCAGGTGTCATCGATGCCTCAAAAGAGGTGAAGTCCGTCCCATAGAAAACACACCCAGCAGTGTGCAACATGCGAACAAACCACCAACGCTCACCAGGGGTTGCGTGCTTCACAAACCAGGGATTGCCGTTCGGGCTCCTCACACGGTACAAAACGTCCTCAATCGTCTTGAAGAACCTACCGCTATAAGCCTTAAACGCGTCGATCCTGGAATTTATCATGCGCGGGAACTTGTACTCGGGGTAGTGTTCAACCTTCCCGAATGACTTGACCCTGCGACACAACTTGCGCTCCGGTCTACGACCTCCGAAGCGCTTATCCCATCGCCGCAATTCCTCACGGCGTGCCTCGGGATAGTTGGTAGTCTCAAGCCACTGCTCAAATGTCATCACTTCCCCAACAGGAATGATGTTATCGCGCAACCAATTGTGCACGAAGGTCTGCAGTCGCCTCAAGGCCCTTGGATCGATCGGGGGCAGGTCTCTCAGGAGTCTCTTGTAATAGCCATCAGCAATTGAAGTGGTGTCAGACACATCGGGTGCTATTGGTGAGAAGTATTCAACAGAGCCAAATGGCAGCTCCGCA